ATTATTTATATTAAATTGTTGTGTATTATCATATAGCCATTTGAAATATCCATCTTTAAAATTGTTTTTCATATCACATCACACCTTGTATAATAACATTTTCTGTATTTATATTGCACATATGGCAAAAATCAATAAAAACAGTTGTAAAGTCATTTATATTTGAGAATAGCTTACCATATTCTCCATCTAAATCATATACTCTATTGCCATAGTTTTCGTCAAATATGTGTATATGATTTCGAGATGAAAGAGAACCATCTCTATACATATGAGGTTTACAATCTATTTCTAGTCGAATCATAATTGTATTTGAATTAGAATGCCGGTTTTGTAGTTTCTTTTTTGAAATAGTTATACTGCTTTTTCTATCTGTATCAATTAAAAAAGTATCTCTTGTTGAATCAGACAAAACAAGAATTGGATTTGAAGCTTTTTCGCCAGCTATAGGTAATTCTATCTTTTCTTCAAAAAAATGTTTTTTTAAGAGAATTAATTGCTTATATTCTTCATTTGTCATATCTACCTCCCATAATAATGTGCCTATTTTCTTTTTGTCTTAATAAATTCGGCAAAAGACTTAATCTCGTCAAGTTCTTTTTCGGTATATCCATCTACGTCAAAGTAAGCTACAGTGGTTGCTGGTTCTGCTGCCTTATCCTCAATCAAGTCGGATTTATTAATATGAAAATAATCAGCGAGAGTTTGAACCTTTCCCATGCGTGGAATGGCAATTCCTTTGCACCAAGTATTAAAAGTCTGAGGAGAGACGCGAATGTTTTTAGCAATTTCCGATTGGTTTTTTCCACTTTTAGTAACATAGGAGTTTAAATTTTTTGAAAAAATAGCTTTCTGTTTATCTTCGCTCATATTTAATCTCTCCTTACATCCTAATAATAGGGTTTAATTTTATTATAGTCAACAAAAAACAAAAGAAATTTGATGTAAACTAGCAGATATTAAAGGTATTGTGATAAGGATTAGGGATGCGGAACTGGAATATATTTCTGGTTTCGCATTTTAAGAAAACAGGGTAAAATAAGTTATGAGGTGCATCATGAAAATTTTACTGGGAGAGATTATGTTTGAAAAAAATATCACATACCCAGAACTGGCGAGATTAAGTGGTGTGAGCAGATCAACACTGCACAGGATGGCGAATGGTCAGAAAACGAACTCAATTGAGCATTTAGAGCAAATCGCAAAAGCTCTGAATATGAGAATATCTGACCTTTATGAATCCGATTGGAAGTAATTAGAAATCGTCAGATGCACTTTTTTAAATACAATTTCCCATATCCGGGAAATCTTTCAAAAATTGTAGAAAAAATCCGCTTCTCTCTCTATAATAAACGTAGAGAGGAGGGAGAGGGTTATGACAGATTATCAGAATAGCATTTACCGACTGGTCAAAAACATTCGGTCAGAATCAGGTTTGAAACGCATTTATAAACTGGCGTTGTTTTTATATTTGAAAGAGGAGAGCTGAATAGTTCTCCTCTTTTAATATTACAAGGCTTTTTTTATAATAATTGATTCCCCGTTAAATTCAAGAGAAAGGGATTTGTTGTCAGGAGAAATTCCAATTTGATCAGCCCATAGCTTAGGAATGGAAACCTTGCAATTATAAGCATTCTTACTTGAATTTCCGCCGCATTTTCCAATAATCATATTCGCTTTTCTTTTTTCAGTCATCCCAGTTAATATCCTTTGCATTAATATATTCACCGTTTTCTGCTTTTTCCAGTTTTGTACGCTCTGATGGTGTGAGCTTAGTATAATCCGGGTCCCATGCGAGAACAAGGCGTTTTACAAATTCAAGGGCAAAATTCTGCTCCTGTGCCGGAAGCATTTCTAACATAGATACTGTTTGTTCAATCGTCTTTGTCATTTTTTTTCCTCCTTTGGAGGGGATTATTTATATATATCCCCTCGACTTCCAATTCCATTCCTCCTTCATCTATATATAGTATACACCATTGGTAACCAATAGTCAAGAATTTTTTACATTTTTTCAAAAAAAGAAACCGCTGCATCACGGTTTCTCTTCACGAATTTTCTTAAATTTCTGTATTATCCGGTCTATTGCTTCTAAATCTTCAATGTCTAAGCTGGCTGCACCCTTCAAGATTGTCTTGTGCAATTCATTTTCGCCTGCCATGATCCTGTCGATCTGCTCCAGAAAAACTTCGTCTGAATCTTGAAACATTTCGCCTGATCCGGTGGTTAACCAAATATAATCGACATGGAACTCACGGCAGATTGATTTTATCATTTGATCTGTCACTCCGCGTTCATAATGTTCTATCTTGCTGATGGCAGTTTTTCCGACTCCAAGTCGTTCTCCAAATTTTTCAAGTGTCAATCCCAGTTCTTTTCGTAAAATTTTAACTCTGTCATTAATGTTTTCCATCTAAAGCCTCCTCTCTATTTGACCTCATATTATCACTTAAATTCTAAAAAATCAAGAAAAAAGTTGTCAAAGGGGATTTTTATATTGACAATAATGGCAAAGGGGATTATAATGTACCCATAGACAACAGATGAGCAACTATAACGAGGAGGTGTTTTTATGGAAGACAGAAAAAAAGAGTTGTTAAAAAAAATTGCAACCGAATTTCCTGCTTTGAAGGAAAGTGAAAAGTATTATATCGCCGGTTACATTTCTCACGCCGAGGATACCAGAGTGGAGAAGATGAAAGTGCAGACAGCGTAAGGAGGTGTAAACATGGAAGTAAGAGATTTTCTGGACAGCGAAATCAAACCGGATCTGGAAGTGGAATTAAAAGAATCACTGAAAAAGATCCAGCAGTCAGCACAGAGAACGCAGAAGAAAGGGGATCGATAATTTCCATGACAGAGCTCCTTTCATAATACTCGGACGCGGCAACGTCCTGTAAAGAAAGGATAGCACGGTAAGCACACAAGTACAAGCAGCAGAAGTATTAACTATGGACAATGCAGAAAAATAGCGAAAATGGGACAAGAAAATCACATACAGTGTAATGGAGGTGGTGTAAATGAAAATTATAAACGGATTCAAAGTAAATATGTATGTGAGGATTGGAGATCAACCACCTAAAAATTGGGAAGAGTTCACAAAAGAGGAACAGAGAGAAATTTCGCAAAAATTAAATGAACAGGCAGCAAGGTCATTTGCTATCAAAGTTAAGTAGACCGCTGAAGCGGTCAGAGGTGGACAAGCATGAGAAGAGTAGAAGACATTCTTTTTACATTTGGAATGACAGTCTTTATCATAGCCGCCTGTGGTTACGATGGACAACCTGTAATATGCGGGGGTATATCCATGATAGGTCTGTCGTTGGCATATTTTGAGTATTGGAAAATCAAGGAAAGGGGGAATCGTAGATGAGTTGCATAGAAAAGAAAATAGCACCGCTAAATTCTTTGACGAGAACCGGTGCTATTACAACTAAAAATACATAAAGCATTTTTATGTATTTTAGCACAGGAAATCAGATTTGAAAAGGAGATTTTATGAGTTATTACAGAAAATGCGAGGACTGTGGATGCACACTGGATCCCGGAGAGGGACGTATCTGTGATGAGTGTGCTGAAAAAATGCGGCAGAAAACAGACCGCAGGGCGGTGCTACGCAAAATGATACTCTCGACAAATTATAAACAGATGGAAATGGAGGAATTTTTAAGATGATCACAACAAAGATTCAGATCCGGAATCTTTTCGGAATCAAAGAGTATACGCAGGATGGAGGTTCGGTAGAGCTTTCCGGGAAAAACGGAGTAGGAAAAACATCCGTGATCGATGCTATCCGTTTTGCGCTGACAAATAAATCAGAGAGAGAATATATTGTCCGCAAAGGCGAGACAGAGGGAGAGATCCTGATAGAGACAGATACCGGATTACGCATCAATCGAAAAGTCAGAACTGACAGGGTAGGTTATAAGAGCATAAAACAGAATGGTGTAGAGGTTGGCAGTCCGGAGGCATTTCTCCGTGATATTTTTACACCGCTACAGCTAAATCCGGTTGAATTTATGTCAATGGATAAAAAGAAACAGAATGCCATCATTCTTGATATGATTGAGTATTCATGGGATATGAACACGATCAAGGAATGGTTTGGAGAGATACCAAGCTGGGTGTCTTATGACCAGAACATCTTACAGGTGCTCAATGACATCCAGAGTGAAAAAGGAGAATATTTCATGCATCGGCAGGATGTCAACCGCGACATTCGTACTAAAAGAGCATTTATTGAGGAGATTGCAGCGGGAATACCGGAGGGATATAGTGCAGAGAAATGGGAAACGGCATCTACATCTGCTATATATCACCAGATTGAACAAATACGGAGCGATAATCAGAAGATTGAAAAAGCACATTTACTCAAGGATGCAAGGGACAGCAAAGTACGTTCTTTTGAAGCGGACAGGGAGATCAGCAAATCAGCACTTGATACGGAATTTGATAATCGTTCTCATCAGATAGATAAAGATATCTTAAAACTGGAAGAACAGATCAAAACATTGAAAACCGAACAGGAAAGTCTTGACGGAAAGAAAAAGGACAAGCTGGAAATAATAGAACAGACATATAAGGCAAATGTGGCGAAGTATGATGCCGAAGTTGCTGATTATGCACAGTATCTGGATATGGAGAAAAAGGATGTATCAGAACTGGTGCATGAAGCATTGTACATGGAAGACATGAAAGGCCACATCAATGAGTACAAACGGATGGTTGACCTTCAGAAAGAAGTGGAAGGACTTGCGGAAGAGAGCAGTGAGCTGACACGCAAGATTGAGAAAGCACGCACACTTCCGGGAGAAATCTTGCAGAACTGTACGATCCCGATCGATGGTCTTACGGTTGAGAATGGAATACCTCTCATCAAC